CGCTTACCGCTCATGGGCACCTCTCTTTAAGCCATCTTAAATGACTCTGAGGTGTCTGTTAAACCCGTGGCGATTCATTTCTCATCAAGCCACTTCTTGGCTACTGCTTGAAATGTATGTTCCGTGGCATCTTTCAGTGCATTGGCTTTTTGGTTGTTATGAACTTGGGGGTCTATACCATTTGTAAGCAACGACAAGTATTCATCACGTAAAGCTCGTGCCTTCGCAAGTGTAAGGTGAGGATAGGTTCCTAAGCTCACCTTAGTTCGCTTTTTGGTCACAGGCACTGCATATCTGAAATACCAATGTTTCTTCCCTCCCTTCGCCAGGGGAGCGATTCGCAACAGCAAACCATCGCCGTCAAAAAGGTTAACCTCTTTTTCGGCAGGTTTGGTGCTTTTGATTTCAGTGTCAGTGAGCTTCTTAGCGATTTTGGCCATGTTTGGGACCCTCGATTTTAGGACCCATCTTCGTGGGTCCCATTCAGGGTGCCATAACTCGTAGTTCTCAGCAATTCTCACTAGACTACAATAGACGTAAAAAAGCCCGCAGAGCTTGTGCTGTGCGGGCTTAGTAGACTTTACTGAACTTCAGTACATCAATATTTGGTGGTGGGACACTCGCCCGCCACCGACAGTAGCATGAATGTACGCAAAACAGGGGATGCCTGCGCTTGCGTGCTCATGCGAAAAGTTTGACCGGTCCGCATCCTACCGCAAAACCAGCTTGGTTCAACCATCTTTTGATACCCAAGGCTGGGCACCGAATTTGCCGCTTCCAACTGGCGACCGGTGGTATCGACGTACGGCCCTCGAGCGTCCGCATGACTTGCTACGTTCCCGAAACAGAGCGTTCATGGGCTCCCATCAACCACAAGGAGCTGGCCATGACCACCACCCACTTCGATCAACTGCAGCTTGCCGACCGCTGGGGCCTGTCACCCAAAACGCTGGAACGGTGGCGCGTAATCGGCATCGGTCCCAAGTTCATCCGACTGCCAGGCAAGGTCATCTACCGTCTGTGCGACATCGAAGCATACGAAAACGAGTGCCTGATTTCATCGACTGCAGAGTTCCGCAAAGTCGGCAAACCTGTGGAAGATTCGGGCATACCTTTGCTGGGTGACCCCCAAAGATCCTCTAGCCGTCTATCGACTTGACGATCTCATCCATCTTGGCCTGCAACTGTTGTTCCTTTCTCTCCAGTGACTCGAGCACAGCTAACACGCCGAGACTTGGATTGACTGTGCCCCCTTTGGCAACGCCAGAAAAAGCCTGCGTAACTTTCGCACGCATGTCGCGCGCCGCCTCGTGATAAGCCTTCCACTCATCGAGGAGCTCATAAAAAAGATGCTGGGCTTCCTGATATTTCATGGCGTTCCTTCTATTCGATAGTGACGATCTTCATTTCAACAAAACCTATACCAAGATTCCGATCATCGCCACTCAAACCCAAGGATTTTGGAGACACAGCATTAGGGATTTTGAAACGAAGCACATTCGATCCTTTTGGATTTTCCAAACGGATAATTTTTTGCCCGTCGCTAGCTGAAAGACTAAATTTAGTAGCGCCATCTCCAACCGACACCTCAAATTCCTTATCCACATTAGGACCAAAAGCATGCGCAACGAGGTGTATTTCGAATTTACTTGGCAGCGACCCCGCGAACTCAAACACCACGAAATCAGATTGAGACCAAGTCCCCCAAGACTCAGGCGTGGACAACCCTTTAACTTTTCTGATTATCCCTGGCCACGCCGCCTTCTTGAAATCAAGAATATTTTCCCCAGATGCTCGAATAAGCGCAAAGCCGCTCATGGGGATCTGATAAAAAGAAGTACCCTTGATCTCATGATCACCGATAACTAATATCCACTCCTTGCCGGCAGGGAGCTTTGCCAAATCGTAATCAGCTCCTCTCTGGATAATTTCAAGCGAAGCCTTTGCATTATCCAAATAATATAACGACCGGAAGAGACCGCCTGCCTCCGACCCCACAATAACGGTCTTGGAAAGGTCCTCACTAGCCAAGAACTGTTTTGTGAAAATCCCAGCCTTGTCATAAACATCTTGGTTCAAGCGATTGTTCAGCTCCAATCCAACGTGATATGTTGAGATGACAACAAACAACGGTAGCGCGAAATAAAGATAGAGGCGCAGTCCGTTCCGCTGAGAAACGAGCCAAAGAGCCACTGTGGACACCAACAGTCCGCCAACAATCTGGAAATACAAATGGTCAACATGCAGACCTCGAATTTCCGGGCTGTCAACATGGCTTGGGGTATAGGGCGCCAAATTGTTCCAGACAGCTAAAATACCTATGGCCGCAAATATTCCGCCCAGGATGTAACGAGCCGATCTTTTTTCATCAGTAACCGTCCTCAATGCGCCAGCAGCAACCAAATAGAAAAGTGGCAACGCAAAATTGTAATACCGCATGTGCAAGCGGTAAGGCGACTCGTAAGGACCTGAATTAGCGACTGAGGCCGTAAACAGGGCCACAACACAAATAAGATTCAGAATAATGATTAATGATAAAAAGGCGAGTTTTTCGTATTGAGCGCCCGGGGATCCAGTGTTATTAGTCGGATCATTTCGTACCAACAGCGTTCTGGCTGTTGCAGCCACAGCAAGCACCAGAGGTAGGCCGTAAATCAATCCTACAACAAGCAAGTGACCTTTAAGACTCTCGAGTGCAAGCAACAGAAGCTGGATGTATTTTTCTGTTCCTGAAGCAGTCGATGAGGCAATCGACCCGTATAGCGGACCAAAAATGGTTAGCCCTGCTGACCCTGCAAAAATATAACTTAATCCAAATTTAGTGATCAGCGCACCCAGTAGAAATGAAGATGCAACAAAACCAGCCTGTTTGCTGAAAAGTCTGTGGTCACGAAAAAAGATAAAACTAATATAAGCAAAAACTGCAGGCAAGAAGAACATTGAGTGCGGTTTTATCAATGCAGAAATGGCGTACGCAACCCCGGCAATAAACCAATGCCATTTTTCAGAATTTGCGGAAAGGCTCAATAGATACCAACAAAACACCCAAAAGCTCAAAAAATAAAAGCTTTCGGGCATGAAATATGCTGTATATGAGTTGATTGGTCCGATAACTGCCAGAAAGCTGACGATAGCCGATACACCTCGATCAGCCACTCGTCTAGCGGTCAAGTAGATAAATGGCGTCGACAAGATAAAAACGAAAGCATTTATTATTTTTGCGCACCCCAAAAAACCATCGCCGCAGTAATTTGTAACGCTGTATAGCTTCAGGTATAGATAGCCAGGAATCGAAGACTCACTCAAAGGAAGCAGTCTTGATAGCTTGCTGTAGGTATATTCATCAGCAAAGACCGAAGGGTATAACCCTGCATTCCGGATTAATAGGAACAAAAAAATAAGCCCAATACCCAAGGATAAAAACGTTAAATAATGACCCACCTTTTTCATAAATAGTTTTCCTTGACCTTGCTGGACAAAAAATCAAATATAGCTTACGACTTTTTTCTTGACACAGAATAAATAATGTCACTTGGCATCAATTTCGTTAGAGGAAAAGCAAACGCCACCAAAAACAAAATCAGCAACCTAACTGGAAGGATGTGTTCTTTGGTATAAGAGATCCTCGTGAACAACCCGTTTAACTTTAAAGTAGAAAGCTGGCCCTTTGCAATTTCTTCAAATCCATTATTCTGCAATAATGATTGCAAATTCATCGCATTAAAATAGTGCAAGTGTGGTGACGGGAGGCCTTTTTGCCAAAGACGCTCGAAAAAGCTACTAATGCCCACTTTAGACAGAAACTTAGCAGCCTTGTAAAATAAGCCTGAGCTACTAGGAAGATTCAAGACCAGTACGCCTTTTGGTCTTAGGTGTTTTTTGCACCCCTCTAACACTGAAATAATATTTGGGATGTGCTCGAACACATCATTAAAAACAATTACATCAAACTTTTCATTTTCCGCCAAGACCTCCGGAAAATAACCTTTTCGAACTGTTAGGCCACGCCGAGCCGTTGCACTAAAGACATTCAGGTCTGGCTCTATACCAATAGCCTCAAATCCACGATTTTGTGCAGCTTCTAGAAACCATCCATGAGCACAGCCAACATCGAGTAGTCGTCCGGCGGGAACATCATTAGCAATCGACTCTAGTAATTTATTAAAATTCTCGATTCGTAACGACTGCAATCCCTTTTCACGGAGCCGCTCATCTATTTGCTGATGAGCAGACGCTTCGTTAATCGCGGGCTCAAAATCAGCATTCTCATACCCACACTTTGCGCATACCCAGTGCCAATCTTGAATACCTTTATTCATGAGCGAACTACTCACTGGACAAGATTTATTGACAATCATTAAATCACCCTATCTAATAACTGAGACACCGACACCAAGAGCAATGATGCCTGCACCAACATATGTGTTCCAACCGAGTGTTTCACCAAGAAAAAAGTGAGCCAGAGTAGGGACGATGAAAAAAGCCATTGCTGTAAACGGGTATGCGACGCGCAGAGGCACCCCCTTCAATGCAATCAGCCAGAGCAAAGTGGCAATTGCATAGACAGCAAATGCAATCACCAGCTTAAGACTCATTAGTGATGGCAAAATCCCAGTTGAAGTTAAAATAATATCTTCTGATGCCAACTTAAATAAAACTTGCCCGGCAGACAAAAGAAATACAGTGAACAATATGAGCAAAATTTGGAGCAATGTCATTTAGCCCTCCAATTCTGACTTTTGATTGACGCAAACGGAATCATTTGTCTTTGAACGACTCGGACAGCGTCTGTATATATTTCGATGAACAGGGCGAACAGGCACTGATGATACGTCGTATCCAATAAAGCCCAACAGGAGCTGGATGCCAGCTAGAATCGGCAAAGCTGACAGCATTACTGTGCCCGCCGGAGTCGGAACGCCAGCCTGCGCTGAGTGCATCCAGTGATAGCCACCATAAATTGATCCGAAGGAAAACAGCACTAGACCAACCGGCAACTCAATTGAAGCTAGGGACATGTCCCGGAGGTAGTAGTTATAAAAAATCCGCTTCGAAAAGTTCCGCACATGCTTCGCAAAAAACTCTCCAATAATCTTGGAGATCTTCAAGTTACTAACCTCGTCGCCGTACTTCGCATCCATTGGCACATCAACAACCACCGCGCGAAGCGTATTCAGCCGAAAAAGAATGTCTGTCTCGAAGAAGTAACGTCGACTGATCTTATCGAACGGCAGATGACGAGCAACGTCAGCATGAATGGCTGTATAGCCATTTGTTGGATCGAAAAGGTTCCAATAGCCTGACGACAGCTTGCACATGAAGGAAAGCACCGCATTGCCAAAGAGGCGTACCTTTGGCATTGAGCGCACTTTCTCAAGATCGAAAAAGCGATTTCCTTTTGTGTAATCAGCCTCGCCGTAGGCTATGGGCGCCACAAAATCCATGATCAAAGCAGGATCCATTTGGCCATCACTGTCGATCTTGACCAGAATACTCATGCCATCTTCAATGGCAGCCTTGTAACCGGTCATGACGGCACCACCCACACCCTGGTTCTCTGCATGCCTGATTACGGAGACCCTCTTATCTTTACAATTAGCAGCTACGTAATCGCCCGAACTGTCGGGGCAGCAATCGTCAACGACATAAATCCGAGCCACTTCAGGGCCAATCTCATCAATCACCCCCAAAATGTGACTGCGCGCTTTGTAGGTTGGGATAACGACTGCAATTTCTTGCAAAACCCCTGTTTGATTATCTACATCAACCAAGCCAATTCTCCTTGATCTTAAATATGCTGCAAAAAGTTTATTGTAAACTGCGGGGGGGGGGTACGTCACCCTTTCTGCATGCTTTCGCCATCATCTATGCGCACCTCTGCGCCCACAGGCGCCCTGTAGGAGTAGGCCGAGGCCTCTGCTCTTCTTCGACGAACCAGCCCCGGCAGCCTTTTCCCGGCCGCCCACACCCAGTTCGTCAGCTCAGCAGGGACACTTTTGTGCTCGCCACGGTTCACCTTCCGTCGTAGGGTCGAGCGCTGCAGCGCCCCGGCCCCCAGGTTGAACGTGAAAGAGACAAGCGCATCGAACTGTCCGTCCATCAGGGGCACCGAGATGAGCCGCATAACGGCTCTCTCGGCGATGCCGACGTCCTTGCGCAGAAGCTCGCTGGCCTCGGCATGCGTAATACCCGGAGCGAACCGGTCCTTTTCATGTGCCAGCACCACATGGCCGTAGCCAATCGTCGGATAGCCGGCCGGGCAAATGTAGATCGTTGGGCTGAACCCCTCAAACCGTTTGATCAGGTTCAACCCTACTTCAGTGACGTGACGCATCAGCCACCCCGGCGCATCTTGCTGATCTGACGGCTGCCGAACCAGAAGGACATCACGGCAGCAAATAGCGCCTGGGTCTCTTCGTCCCAGGTGGCCTGCAGCGCCGTCGTCAGCGTGACCCCCTCGGTTTGCAGCAAAGTAGCCAAGGCCGAGACCTTCACCACCGCAAAGACTAAGAAGAACGCATAGGTGATGACCGGGCGCACCGAGGCCTGCAATGCCTCGACCCAGGGTAAGCCTGTGGGGTGGTTGGCGTAGCTGTACAGTGCCTGGCTCTCGGCAATATCAGCCGCAATCTGGATTTCTTCGAGGCGCTGGGTGTGCCCCAGCCGCTGCTGCTCCATCTGACGATCCAGGATGGCCAGCTCGTGCTTGCGATCCTGGCTGTCGCGAAACAGCTTGAGGAATTCCGGGAAGGTGCTGCTGAGGAAGCCCAGCAGTGATCCGAGCAAGGTCAGCATGATCAGCTCCCTCCACCAAAGAGTTTCAGTTTGATCAGCGCACCGGCGACCAGGGCTAAGATGAAGCCGGTGGTGACCATGCGTATCAGGGTCTGCCAGGCCGTGTGCTTGGCGGTATTGAAGGCCTCGAGCAGTCCGCGCAGTTCACGGATGTCTGCTGCGGCACTTTCGCCATCCAGGCCGACATCGGTCATGGCGCGTTTGGCGCCACGTTCCGCTGCGTCCTCGATCAATCGCTCAAATTCGTCCAGCGGCATGGATACCCAGCCGTCTCGCGTGGTCGGTGTGTTCATTGCGGTCTCCAGAAACAAGAAACCCCGCACGAGGGCGGGGTTGGTGGGGTGAAGGGTTCTAACGGTCAGGGTGCTGTAGGGATGACCAGTGCGGTCTTTCGGGCAGCCTGCTTGTTGTGCCCGGCTTTGGCTTTGCCAGACTTGCCCGCTGAGAGCTCCACAGTTGTTGTCCAGCTCTGCCCGGCCAGGTGGTGGGTCACCGACTCGATCAGATAGGTGCCATCGGCCTCCTGCTTGAGGCCTTTGAGCTCGACCGATTTCTCGGCGGCGAGATCAGCCCGGCCACGCAAGGTCAAGCTGCCCGAAGCAGTTTGCCGGTTCATGCCGGCCAGTTTGGCTCTGGCCGCCGCCTTGGCGGCGCTGGGGCTGGGGTAGATGTGCCGGTCGGTATGTACCGCAGCACTCGAACCCGTTGGCGCATCCGGGTTCGGGATCACGATGTCGATCTTTTTACCGGTTTTACTGTCGTGCGCCTTGGCCTTAACTGCGGCCACGCTGCCGCGATCCGGGAAGGTCAAGCGGTAGCTGCTGATGGCAGTAGGCTCCAACTGGATCACCGGCAGGCTTTTGCCCGAGGCGGTTTTGCCATCGGCGCGCGGCAACACCAGCAGCTTGCGCTCCTTCAGGGTGGCGGTTGCGTTGTACTGGCGGGCCAGGCGGGTGAGGAAATTCAAGTCAGACTCCCCCGTCTGATCAGTCCGAGGGATGTTCGTGTCGATCGAACACACCGCTTGCCAGCCGTTGCGCGCAGCCACTTCCTTGACGATCTGCGACAGCGGCACCTGCTCCCAGGCATGCTGGCGGGAATTCTTGGCTGCTCCTGCCATATCAGCCGGCTTGCCTCGGATGACGAGAGTGCGGGGCGGGCCGGAGAGCTCTATCTCATCGACCGTGTAAGCACCCATGAAGCTCAAGCCTTGGCCCTCCCACCCCAGTGAAATGCGCAGCACGGCCCCCTTCTTGGGGAAGGCGATGCGATCGTCCCGGTCGTCCAGGCGAATCTCGCATTCGTCCGATTGCAGTCCCGCTCGGTCAGTCAGCTCCAGGCTGAGCAAGCGGTCCTTGAGCAGATCGGTGATGTCCTGGGCGTTGGCAATGACCTGAAAGATGGCGCGCATGGGTCAGTCCCAGAGCTGGATCACGTCGGTGCGCGGCGAGGCGAGCTCAGGCAGATATATTTGCACCCCGACGGCAAAGGGCTGGGGGATGCCAGCCAGCCCCGGGTTAGCCTCAAGCACGGCCTCGACCGACCCCAGCAGATGCCCATAGCTGCGCAGGCACAGGGAGTCGAGCACATCGCCGTCAGAGGTTTTGATAGTCGTCGCCATAGCGTTTGAACTCCACGGTGAAGGTTTGCTTGCGCGGTGCACCGTCAGCCATCAGATCGCCCTGGTCTTCGGAGAGGCTGGTCAGATACCAGCGACCGAGGGTTTCACCATGCCCGGCGATGAGTTCCACGGGCTTCATCTGGAAGCCGATGCGCCGCAAGGCATTCAGTTGGCTCATGCCGGCCATCTGGGCAAAGACCACGCCCGAGAGCGTGAGGGATTCACCGCCCTGATTGACGGCCTGCAGGGCTTCCGGGCGGCCAAGCCGCTCCTGGGTGGCGACGTTGTAGTTGCTCTGCCGGCGCAGGCTGTCGAAAGCAGCGGTGCTGAGGCCAAAGTAAAAGCGCTCACCTTGATCGGCAATCATCACCAGCAGGTGCGGGCGAGCGCTGGACAGGCTAGGCAGTGGGGATGTACCCGAACCGCCCGTGGCAGCGACAACTGCACCCACGGGCGACCCGTTGCCCAACTGCGTCTTGATGGTCGTGACCTGAGTGCCAACCGCGCTTGCCGCGTTCTGGATCGATTGCACGGCGGTGCCCAGGCGCTTGGCCGCGGCCTGGCTGGCATCGATCAAGCGTCCGACTTGCTGGGTGCGCCGGTTGATGTCGACCAGCCCAGTCTGAAGCGTCGCCAGGCTGCGCCCTACGGTGCTGCGCTCAATGGATGACAGCACGCTGGTGGGCAAGAGGGCCGCCACGCCCTTGAGTACGGCGGCACCTCGCACCAATTCGGCGGTGGTGGTGCTGGCCAGCCGGAACACACTTTCA